CGGAAAAGACAGGATTAGATGAGCTACAAGTGGCTAGAATACTAGCTTCGCTCCAAAAACCGTAACCATATGCTATAATAGTATATATAGGACTATAGTTCATGGAATTTCTAAACTACTACGCCGACACAAAGCCCGACGTACAGGCATTACGGGCGGAATACGACAAGACTCTCAACCAGCTTGAATACTATTTCCACCAATGTCGCTGGGCCTATGACGACAGGCGTTGCTATTGGGCGAACAAGAGTCAAGACCTACGCAAGCATGGGGCAGACGCTTTTCCGTGGGATGGTGCTTCCGACATGGAAGTTCCGTTGATCGCGGAGAAGATGAACACGTTGATCTCGATGTGCATGGCTGCATTGCGTCGTTCCAACATCCGTGCCTTCCCAGTAGAGTCGGGCGACATGCGTCGTGCCAATATCGTCGGTTCCTTCCTCAAGTGGATGGTGCATACATACATTCCGCGATTCATGCAGGAAATGGAGGCTAATGCCAACTACCTGTTTGAAAAGGGAATGATGGTGACGTATGTCGGATGGTTGCGCGAAGACCACACCTTCCTACAGAACCTCAATTTAGAAGAAATTGCACAGATGTCGCCAGAACTGGCGGAGGCTATAGTTGGTGGTGAAGATGACGCTGCACTAATCGAGATGTTGCAGGGAGTGTTCCCGAAGCTGGTAGAAAAAAGGGCAAAGAAGGCATTAGAGGACTTGCGCGAACAGGGCGTAGCAACTTTACCAGTAAGCCGTCGCAGTGTTGACCAACCGTATGTAAAGGCAATTCCGTCAGATGGCGACATCTTCTTTCCTCCGCTGACGCTAGACCCGCAGAAAGCACCGCACATATTCTACAGATGTTTCCACACGCCGCAGGAGTTGCGGATGAAGGTGGTAACGGAATCATGGGACGAGGAGTGGGTGGATTACGTCATTGAGCATTACCGCGGTCAGGCAGGGCTAAAGGTACAGAGCGAATATAATGCACGTCAGAGCAATCCATTAAGCCGTCTTGAGACTAGCGAAAGCAGCTATGTCGAGGTGGTCTATTGCTACCAGCGGTTGATTGATCCAGAGGACGGTGGCGAGGGCATATACTGCACAGTATTCCATCCAGAATGGACTGGCAGTGACGGTGATCCCAAGTATGCCAAGTTCGACCTGATGAACGGGCTGGAGGAATATCCGTTTGTCGTTACCCGCCTGAGCGAGCAGAGCCGCAATCTATACGATGTTGAAACATTTGCAGACCTCTTGCGCGGCATACAGTGGCAAGTGAAGGTAGAGCGCGACCAGCGCATCGACAAGTCTTCACTCTCCACGTTGCCGCCAATCATGCACCCTGCTGGTCGTCCCCCGACAGACTGGGGTGCTGGGCGCAAGATTCCGTACCGTCGTCCTGGCGAGATCATGTTTGGGCCTACTCCGCCGTACACACCAGACTCCGCACAGATTGAGGAAGTCCTCATCAAGCAGGGGGATCGGCTCGTTGGTCTGGACGAGGAATCCCTACAGTCACCTGTCAAGCAGCAGTTCTATGTTGACAAGTTCCTTAGCCATGTGCGGGACGTGTTGAAGATGGCGTGGAAGGCGTACCTGAACTACGGACCCGAGCAACTGCTATTCCGCGTAACTGGCGTGTCCGATCCAATCACCATGCAGAAGCAAAGCCCAGACGAGGACTTTGACCTCATTGTCAGTTTTGACACACAGAACAATGATCCAGAGAGCGTTGAAAGAAAACTTACGCAGATTCTACAGTTGGCGGCCTACGACAAGAATGGCAAGTTTAATCTTGATGCTCTGCTTGAGTTTGGTGCAAATGTTGTTGATCCCGTGCTTGCTGATGCTATTGTTATGCCTCGCGATGCTGCACAAGAGCAAGTCATTAAGCAAGTCACTGATGACATCGCTAAGCTCATGGCGGGAATCGAGGTTCCGGCGCGTCCAACAGGCGCACAACTAGCCCTGCAACTTCTGCAACAGTGGGCTTCGCAACCCGATATAGCCCAACGACTTGCACAAGATGAAATGACCCAGCAGCGGGTACAGAAGTACGCGGAGCAATACCAATTTCAACTGCAACAGATGCAGAACGCACAGATCGGTCGCATAGGCACTAGCCCTTCACAGGTTGGTGGCATACCTACGCAACAGGTCGCAATGGGATAATATGGAACTGGACGAAGCAGTATTGATGTTACGCCACAGTCCGGCGATGGAGTGCATAGTAGAGCACTTTGCACTGCGTCGCGAGGATTGCGTGCGGGAACTGCTCGAATGTCCATATGACCAAGTTGACCGTAAGATCGGTCAAATAGCTGCATATCAAGACCTTTTGGATGTCCTGAATAACTAGGCATCCGTTTTAACCGCAGTCGTCACGGCGTAAAGATGGCGTGAATAGTTATGAAAGTCGAAGTCACGAGCGAAGGCGCATCCACGCTCGATAATAATGTGGAAGCGGGAAGCGACAATTTGGATTTCAGCGATTTCCAAGCGCGTTTAATTGAATCACGCTCCGGCAGGAGTGAGGTTCCCGAAGACGGTGAGGAGGTTGCGAGTGAAGACGAGTTGTTGAATGATGATACGGCTGTAGTGGAGGCAGAGGATGAAACTGAAGGTATATCCGAAAACCCCATTATAGGCAAACCACCGAAAGACGTTCTTTCACAGTTGAATCTTGATGAGATGTCTGCGGAACAGATAGCGGCACTTGCATTGCAAGTACAAGACCATCTGACGGGCAAAGCACCAGAACGAATAGGCGAACTGACACGCAAGTGGAGGGAAACCCAGGAGCAACTGGCTGCCAAGGACAAGCAGTTACAAGAACTGACACAGAAGAAGAATCCGCTTGAACGCGAGAAACCTATTGAGAATAATCCGTTTTCGGACATAGACTCGATAGAGGCATTGCAGGAAAAGTATGATGACTTTGGTCAGACATGGGACTGGGCGGACGCACTGCTTGAGGAGTATGATGACGCGTCATATGACGATGTTATCACCGAGGTAAACGGACAGGAGCTAACGAAGCGACAGGTCAAGGAGTTGCAACGCAACGCGAAACAAGCGCGTGAGAAGTTGCTCCCTGCCAGACTCGCGGAGATACAGAAGTCTGAAAATGCCAAGGTACATGCACAGGCACTGCAAAAGCAGATGGAACAGGAACTGCCGTGGGTGACGGACGAGTCCAGCGAATTGTATAAGGAATACACGCAATTCATGGAGCACAAGCTGGTAAAGGACTTGATGAAGTCTAATCCAGAATTGGCTCCAGCGATTCCGCGATTGCTGGCACACGCCATGAACTCACTGTCACAAACTGTTGGCAAACAACCGCAAGGGAAGAAGCCTTCTACACAGGCAAGCCCCGCTTCACTCCGCAGGAATCCCCCGTCAGTGCTACCAAATGCTACGGCAAAAGCACCGACACGGGAATCCGACGAAATCAACAAGAAGATAGCTGATTTGCAAGACCGTTTTACGAAGAACCAAAGCCGTGAAGACTTCGAAGCCCTTCGTATGGCTCAACTAGCAAAACGATATAAATAAATGGCATTCTCAAATACCTACGACCAAGCTAATACGGGGTCTGCTGTTTCCAATCGCGAGCAGTTGTTAGATGTTCTAACTATTCTCGCCCCGCAGGAAACCCCGATGTTGGCTCTTTGCAAGAAAAGCAAAGCAACATCTACGTTTGTGGAATGGACCGTTGACTCCCTCGCAGCTCCCAGCACTGCTGGTATCTCGGAGGGGGCAGACGTTACCGCCTTCACAGACAAATTCGCAAGCCGTGCTCGCCTTGGCAATTACGTGCAACACTTCCGCCGTGACTTCATGGTGTCCAAACTGCAACAGGCAGTTGACTCCGTTGGTCCGGCTAAGTTGGCACAGGCCGAGTCGAAGGCTCTGCGTGAACTCAAGCGCGACATGGAAGCAACGATCTGCTCAGCTAATGACAGGTCTGCCGAAAATGGCGCGGGAACTCCGTACAAGACGCGCGGATTCAGCAAATGGTGCAGTGGTTCCGCTGGAACCGACGTTCCTGCTGCTTATGAAACCCCGACGACTTCCCTGCATACTTCCGGTGCTTTGACCGAAGACGACTTCCGTGATCTCATCACGAGCATCTTCCGCGTCAATGGCATGGCTAACCAGCTCACGCTCGTTGCCGACACGGAACTGCGGCAGTTGATCTCCGGTTTCACCCGCGCAGACACATCCAGCAATGACAGCACCTACACGGTGACTGAATCTGCTACCAGCAAGAAGATCACCTTCACGGTATCTATGTACGAATCGGATCATGGTTTCATTTCCATTGTGAATATGAATCCTGACTGTTCGCCAGACACTACCAATAAGGATGATGGATTCCTCGTCAATCCAGAGTACATCGGATGGGCGGAATTGATCCCGGTTGGCAGCACCATGCTGGAAGACCAGGGTGGCGGTTCACGCGGATACATTGATTGCGTTGGTGCATTTATCTGCAACAGCCCGTTGGCTCACGGACTCATCACCGACATCACCGCTTAACTAGGAGGATAATACTATGGCATTCTCACCTACAGCAACCGCTAATGGTCTTGTCCACAAGCTGTCCAACAATGAAAAGGGCGACTTTGACATTGTTGCGAACTTCAACTATGTGGACATCCAGAACAATGCCACCTCCTCGAATCAGGTCACGATTGGCCAGATTCCCGCTGGCGGTGGTGTTCTATACTGCGTGGTCTATGAAAAGACCGCACTCGCTGGTGCTACTGACATCACTCTTGATGTTGGTACTACCGCTAACGATCCCGACGAGTTCATCAATGCACTCGACGTTGATGCAATGACCGCTCCC